AACTCCTGTTCGTACAGTTGGAATGGGGCTTGTAGCATCTGGTGCTTATTATATTTATATTAATGGACATGATAGGATTGCTTTTGAAAATACCGTGTTTTTACAACATGATGGAACGATTTCAATTGCTGATTCTAATTCTAAAGTCAAGGATTTTATTGCTTTTAATGATTTAATGGAAGAAAGAATTAAAGAATCCATTTTATCACGCACAAAAATTGATGCTGAATTTTACGATAAAACTTTTGATAAAGAATATTACTTTTTTGCAGATAAAGGTAAAGATCTTGGTGTTGTAGATAAAATTATTGGACAGGACATAGAACTTGTAAGTATTTTTGAATAACGAGGGCTTTTTATGGATAAAAAATTATTAAATAAATTGCCAGAAGAAACAGAGGAACAATATTTATGGCGAATGGGTCATTATATTGGTGATGGTCTTGTAGATTCTTGGAAAGATATTGAAGATATTGTTAATTCTCAATTGTATACAGATGAAAGTCAATATAAAACCGCAGATACTTATAGACGGCAAATATCGACTGCCAAAAAATATTATGACAATGTTTTTAGTCCTATGATCACAAATTCTGATTCTGAATATGATCCTAATATTCAAAAACAGCTTGAGGCATTAAGAAAAGAGAGAATTAAAATTCAAACTCTTAATGTCGAACGTAATAGGATTGACAGAGAAGAAGCACGTAGAGAATTGTTTTATGAACAAGTGCATACACTTGCTCAAACTATTCCTGTACCTGAATTTAATGCAATTCAAGTATTGGAGGATATTAATGAAACATATGTGTTATGTCTTGCAGATATTCATGCGGGTGCTAAATTTAAATCTTTGACCAATGAATATTCATTAGAGATAATGCAGGATCGTTTTGATTTATTATCTGTAGATATAATTAATTTTATAAAAAAACATGGGGTCAAAAAACTTATTGTTCTTGGATTAGGAGATACAGTACAAGGATTAATTCATGCTAATGATTTAAAAATTAACGATTCATCTATGGTAGTTGCTGTAGTTACTGTTATCAAAACAATAGCAATGTTTTTAACTAAGTTATCACAGTATGCAAATATAGATTATGTTCATGTAGGTTCTTCTAATCATTCTCAATTAAGATTACTTGGCACTAAATCCAACGAATTAATGGATGAAGATGTAGAATATATTATTGCACATTATATCAAAGATTTGTGCTCTGCTAATACTCGAATTCATGTTCATACTCCCGAAGCGGGCGAATGGTTTACTAAATTAAATATAAAAGGATATAATATCATTGCTATGCATGGGCATCAAATTAAAAATTTTGAAACTATTTTAAAAGATTTGTCAGCAAAAACTAATGAGATTGTTGATTATCTAATTGTAGGTCATTGTCATACAAGCAAAGAAATTTCTGGCTATGAGGGTATATGCCATGATACAGAGGTTTTGATGTGTCCTAGTTTTGTTGGATGTGATCCTTATGCAGATAGTATTTTTAAAGGTAATAAACCTGCGGTTAAGATTTTTGGATTTGATGATTTATATGGGCATAATGAATCCTATAAGATTATTTTTTAAAATAAAGCGATTACTAAATGAAATATTTTAGTAATCGCTTTTATATATATGCGGGGTAGAGCAGTTCGGTCAGCTCGTCAGCCTCATAAGCTGAAGGTCGGAGGTTCAAATCCTCCCCCACGCTATTTCTTATGTAATTATAAATTGAATTAAAAAGATTAAAGGTGGTGATTATATGGCGTATATCCGTGAGATAAAAAAGCCAGATGACGTAAAAAAGATGAAGATTGGTGATTTGCGAAATGAATATAACGCACTCGCAGAACGCTATATGAGAATTACAAAATTGGACGATTTAATCTGTCCTTCATGTGGACGATTAAAATCAGCCAAAAAAGAAAATTTTTATGCAGACGGAAATACAATACATGGATTTTATCCTGTGTGCAAAGAATGTATTTTTAGGGAAGCAGAAAATATAGAAAAGCCTACAGATCCTCCTAAAGAAACTAAATTATCTGTTCAAAGAGTATTACGAAAAATGAATAAACCTTTTATTGAAAGTTTATATATTGGTTGTGTTAATTCCTATAATAATGAAGAATCTAACGATTCTGGTAAATCTAAAATATTACCATTTCAAAGATATATGGCTCAGATTTGTAGTCTTCCTGCATATAAAGGAAAAACTTGGGAGAATTCAGAATATGGTGAAAAATATTCTGTGTCAAGACCAGACAAGATTGAAATTGTTGATGAAGACCAAGAGATAATTAAACGTGGTCGCAAAAGATTTGGTGCTTATTCTTCTGAGGAATTATATCAGCTTGAAAGTGCTTATGAGGATTGGGTATCAAGATATCCTGCCGAAGCTAAAGCACAAGAGGTGTTATTTGAACAATTATGTATTCAAGACATGAGAGCCAGACGATTAGCCAAAGAAGATGGTGATCCCAAAGATGCTATCAAATCTTGTCAAGAAATTATGACAAGTTTAGGCATTAAGCCGACTCAGAACTCTACAGATGCTATGACTGATCAAAAAACTTTTGGTGAATTGATTAAAGCTTGGGAAATGGAAAAACCAATTCCTGAACCTGAAGATGAATGGGCTGACGTAGATAAAATTGGATTAATGATAGATGTATTCTTTAAAGGGCATCTTGTTAAGATGCTTAATATAAAAAATGCTTTTTCTTCTATTTATGAAAACTTTATTGCTAAGTTTACTGTAAAACGTCCTGAGTTAAACGCAGACGATGATACAGAAGCTATTTTTGAAGAAATCTTCGGCAATAAAATGAACGAAGAATTTTCTATGGATGATAGTTGATGTCTGAATTTGTTGAAGAAAAACGGAATATAGAAGAGGTAAAAGAAGAAAAGCATAAAAAAATAATGAATACTGTTGCTTGGCGGGCTGGATATTATCGAGCGAACCCTCAACGTTTTGTAAAAGATGCCTTTCAATTTACAAAAATTAAATTAAGATGGTTTCAAGAATTAATATTATGGGCAATGATGCATAATAACTTCTTTCTTTATTGTGCTGCTCGTGGGCAAGGAAAAACAATGCTAGTGGCTTTGTTTGCTTGTGTCAGATGTATTTTGTATCCGGGTACTAAAATTATTATTACAGCACCGATACTAAAACAAGCAAATGAATCATTGTTAAAAATAAAAGATGAATTTTGTCCACAAAGCGCCTTTCTAAGGAATGAAATTGCTCGAATAAATATAAGTCAAAATGATGGAGCAATATATTGGAAAAATGATAGTTGGATAAAAACCACTACTAGTTCTGATAATGCCCGTTCCGCTCACTGCAATATTATTATTGTAGACGAATATGTTAAAACAGATAAACGAATCATAGATAGTGTTATAAGAGAATTTCTTAAAGCACCAAGAGATCCCGCTTATTTAAATAAACCTCAGTATAAACACCTGCAGGAACGTAATAAAGAAATTTATATGTCTTCTGCATGGTTAAAATCAAGTTGGGGTTATGATAAGTTTTTAGCATATTTTAAAAATTTTATAAATCCTAATCAGAAGTATTTCTTATGTGGTCTTCCATATCAGATATCTATTCTTGAGGGTCTTTTAATGAAAGACGAAGTTCAAGATAGAATGTCCGAAGATGACTTTGATGAAGTTGCATTTCATATGGAAGACGAGTGTTTTTGGTATGGAGATAATGAAGGTGGGGTATTCAGTTTTGATGAGACTTCACGTCTTAGAGTGAATAAAAAAGGATTGTTACCTTTAAAATTCTATTCACGAGAAAATCCTGTACCACATGCTCCAAAAAATGGTGAGCGTATATTATCTGTTGATATAGCATTAATGGCTTCTACGAAAAAGAAGCGCAATGATGCCGCTTCTATATATATCAATGATGCAATAAAGACTACAGATACTAGATATAAAGCTCATTTTGTGTTTGGACAACCGTTTGAAGGATTAACAACTGATGAGTTGGGCTTAATAGTAATGAGATATTTTTATCAATACAATTGTACATATATGGTAATTGATACCAACGGTAAACTTATGCCGCTTTTATTAGTGATAATAAAATGTAAAGAGCGGAATTAAGCGAGAAAGCTGTAA